AACTTTTGAAGTTTTTATTTTACAATCCTTAAACACAAATTAAAACTAAAACTAAAACTAAAACTAAAAGAATATCAATACAAATAATATGAATAATTTGGAGAATTACTTTGGTGATTTGGAGGCTAACAGCATTGCCAGGAATGTCTTGATGAATTCCATCAGGGACCCTGCGCACGGCCACGTTATCCACAATACCGTTATGAACGAGATAGCGGAGAAAGTCAAGAGCGTCTTGACCCCCGATGTTACTGGGAGGTCTTTGGTTTACATACCAGAGAATCTTACTCACGCGCAAGAAGAAAAACTCGTAAACGCATATAGGGAATTCACTATAAAGTTCACCCGCAAGGTGACTAACCCGCATGGATTTGCAGCGGCTTCACGTAAGCTTGAGTACCATTATTTGCTCGATATACTAAAGTATAATAAGATGCAGGATTTGGTGTTGAAAGACTGCGACGTTTATATAAAGGACATAGGTGGAGATTTTTACCGAGTATTCCGCGAAGAAATGAGAAACATTCATTGCTGCTGCCCAATACTGGACGCAAGAGACAACGCTAGATATTCTAGCAGAATAGCTAACATGAATTGTTTGGCTACCACTGGTGTGGTGTCTGATTTTAAGAAGCATATACTGAACAGCATGCGCGAAGGAGGGCTGGAACACACTACCCCATTCGTATGTTTCAATCGTGTTGATGTCTGCCCCGTTAAAGCTCGATATGGATTGATGGTCCAAGTCTACGAAATAAAACTGCGTAGTCTCGGAGATGCCATGGTCAGAAGTGGTATGCAGACTATTTATGGTAGTATTATCTACTCACCGGATATGTTGCTCAATCGTGAGGGTACCATTCCAGATTTGGAATGTAGATATGAATGGAGTGAGGATCGTAAATATATAGAATTTTCATTTAAGGGAGACTCATCTTGGACTTATAAGCACAATGCAGTTAGATATTTTGCTTATTTGACGACTTCTATTTTCTTTGACTCGGAAAGAACTACAACTTTCGCTTTGGAACTATTGACCAACAAGTGTGGAGTTCAATATTTTCGTATCCAGCGACTGATGTTCCCGGCTACTGGTTTGTCCACCATATCTCATAAGCTATGGATGGATGGCCTTAAAGGCAAAACTCTGGTCAAATATTTTGAGATAGATTATTCTCGCGTAGCTTGTGGAGTGGGACCGTGGACCGATAAGATCACCGGAATCCGGGGTTACCTCAGAGAAAACCAGTGTTATATAGACACCGAGATAGTTAACAGAGGATTAGAGGTGGCTTTGGGAAACACTGAGAATAAATTTAAGCCTATTGAAATATTTAATTATTTGAGATCTTACGTCACGCGCATTTTTTTTGGCAAGGATGTGCTCAGAAGATACTCGACGGAAGTTGACACTAGAGAACTCTACGGATTGGCGATTGCTATTTATATAGAGGCTTACAAGATGAAATATGATCAAGGTAAGGTGGTACAACAGATATTAGCTGATGTTGAATATGTAAGGGAGTTTTCGTCGGCCGGATTGATGAAGAAGCTGTTTTTAGAACCTAAACAAACAATGACCAATCACGGTGGAGCAATTACTTACATATTTCATCGTATGATTTGGCACGCCAAAGCGGCAAAGGTTGCAAATATGAAGTTGTTGATGGAGGGAACGCAGTTCAAAAATTTTTCTAACAGAACCGAAAACCGCTGGAGAATAATTTTCCCAACTGAATATAAGGCCTTTCCTACTAAGCTTGCGAACGAAATATATATACCGGATTTTACCTCTGATGAGATTATGATAAACTCAACCGACCTTACTAGACGTATAATTAAAGATAACTTCGGCATAGACGTCGTCATGAAGAGACTTCGCGACTTGCCCGATTTGGAACCTATGAAGAAAGTGCCGGGCAAACCTAGCATATGGCGAAAAATTTTCCGGGGATTGGGTTCTGCTTGCGCGGGACTTACCGACACTTGCACGAGGGGTCAGGGGTACACATCTTTGGATGAGGATGACGACAGTATTTTGGGCGGTTCTATCTCCACGATTTCTACTTACGCCGGGGTGTATACGCGAAAAGAAGACATCTCTAGAATGCAAAAACTACAGCAATATATAGTTAAAGATTATACCGGTATCATGAAGGACGGTTACCACTTGATGCAGACTGACGGGGATTTGGAACAATTTTCGGTTTTCTTGGACATGGCCTACGACCGCGTGGCTAAAGGAGAAAAAGGGGATGACTTTAAGGCGGTTATAATTGTTGACCCGGATATTAAATTGCGGAAATTATGCGCATCATTGGTGGTATCTCTGGCGTATCATTATCGCGAGACCCATTTCGAATACAGCGGGTATGGTTTTGCAATTTACGTCGAGAATAGGGACTTGCTATCTGAGGCCGTTAGCAATGATGTTTTCGAGAGGTTTATGTCAGTTGTTGATCACCTGGATAACTTACTGCTTATGAACGGGGGAATCAGGGTTGATGATGTCGAGTCTATTGCGTCAGTCGATTCTGTACATACCTTTGAAAATCCGGAACCCACGAGCGTCGACACATCAGCGTTTTGGATGGACTTGCCTATGGCTGATTTTTCTCGACTGACGCATATGCGCAACGAAGTGGCCAAACTTAAAGACGAGGAATACAATGCCCGATTGAAAAGATTTGATGTGCCAGTGTCTAAGGACTGCTATAACCGATCTCAGATGAAACTGCGGAAAATACTTAAACGTATAGGTGTGGGTGATTGTCTTGCAGTGTTGGATATATCTGCGGCCCCGGGAGGATTTGTTAGAGAGATGGTGGACCGCGGTAACTTGGTTGATTACATAATTTACACAGAAGGACTTACTGGTTCGGAAAAAATTTTGAAAGGCGGTAATAGACTTGACGTGGGCAGCGGGGATTTGCTCGATCCGAAGGTTGTCGCAGCACTGAGAAACAACGGTATCCGTTATGATTTGGTTCTGGCTGACGCTTGTGTATGCAATAAAGGCGACCAGGATATGGAGACTATTAATTTGGAACTACTGAAAATTCAGTGTTCTATCATCTTGGACAAGACTAGGGTTGGTGGTGGAGCCATTTTAAAATGCTTCGATTTGAAATACAATGCGACCAGGAGATTTGTTACTGACCTCGCTTGCCATTTTAAGGACGTCAGATTCTTCCAGTTAAAGGAGACCCATTATCTTAGTGGTGAAATATATATCTACTTTTTCCACCGATCGGACCAGTTGCTTGATTACGAGACTGTTGCCAGCTTAGTACGAGAGGCAGGTTCGGTGGCACTTAAAAAGCTCAATGAGAAGTTCACAACCTTCTTGGCTGCGGATGATGGGAATCCCTTTGACGGTAAGCGTATGTTTAAATGTTCCCCGGACGGAGCTTGTTGCTACCACGCTTTGATAGCCTCTAACGACGAAAAGGAGACCTCTGAAGTGATATCCTACATTCGTGGTATACACGTCGGATTGGGCAATAAGGCTCCCTACGCCGAAGACCCTGAGTTCCTCGACCAAACCGCTCTTGGAGTATGGGGAGGTTTTCCGCAGATAGATACTTTCAGTAGAGCAACCGGTGTAAAATTTACTATATTTAAGAAGGGGTCGGAAGTAGTTTTTTCCACACAACCAACTAAGTGGTACACACACAGATATTTGAGATTGGAGGAGCAACATTACGATCTGTTTGTTGATACCTGCGGCCACGATGTGTCTTTGCGTTTGGACTAWAAATTTAGTTACGGGGGATTTGTGGAGCGCACGGGATTCCAAGGTGATGCACACTTCGCCAAATGCGCCGAGTGTTGCTCCGCCGATTTAGAGAGGAGAATGACAGAGGGGAAGGATTTCTCTTTCATTACCGATTTGGATCCCAAGACATTGCCTAATTTTGACAAGCAGTGTAGTATGCATCGCTACGAATACGTACTCGCTCCTGTAGGCGACTATTTTTACTTCAGAATGAATTTCAAGAAAGATCGTAATAACTTTAAGATTTCCGACATAGTTGAGAGATGCCGACTGCATAGGGCTAAGTGCGAAACGTGCCAAATTGGGGGGTACGTTGCTGAATTTCCGTTGATTAAGAATTTAAGAGTGTATTGCGGCGGTAAGCGGGAAAGATTGTTGAACGTTGCTGCCGCTGCGGTGGACTTGATCATCACCGTGCATAAGGATATCAGCAAATTCGAGGGATGTCTTGGAGACCGTATTTCCCAGGAAGGGAAGAATGTAAACATTTACCCGTACAAAGGTTATAAAATAGGGGTCGCTATGGAATGGGCACAGTATATATATAATAACAACCCCTCTTTGAGCTCGATGAGAGTTAAGGTTGTGGCGGAGGAGAGACACGATTACTTTGTCGGTATAATATCTGACTTGACTAAAGAGGTTTGTCGTTCTTGCATTAGAAGATTGGAGTGTGATTTGGTGGAAGAGTTTAACCCGATGATGATAGCGAATACGGATCTCCGATCCGCGGTTGAGAACAGTATGTACGAGATCAGGGAGATATGGCGCTATGAACTAAGTTCCGTTTTGAGGAACGTATCCCGCGTATACGACGAATTTAAATCCTTGAATGACGAAGGGGCTCGCGAGATTACGCTGCCTCTATCGCATACGGTTGGTATGATAGATTTTGCCGCGGGTCGTTGGTTGTTCAAACCGGCGGAGAAGTTTAGCGCCGATGGCTATGCTTTTGGTTACGATGGATCTGGGTTGGTTTCCCTGGAGGGTATGTTTCGGGAAGGAAGACCGATACCTTGCGCCGAGTTGGGCATGGTTATGGTTAGTGATGAGACGCGCATTATAGTTTCACACATGCTTTACGACCGAGTTAGAAACGTCGAGATCGCTCCTGGTTTATTGGAGAAAATCAAGTTTGAGCTTATATCCGGTGTTCCTGGATGCGGTAAGACCAGAGAAATTCTCGAGAAGTCTGATTATAGGAATGGAGAAGTTCTGCTTGTTACTACCACTAGGGAGGCGGCGGAGGACCTGAGGACCCGTGCTTCATTACCGAGACGCGATGCTTTGGATAAGATCAAGACTCTGGACTCTGCTATGATGACCAAGGACCTGAAATGCCGGGTACTGTGGGTTGACGAGGCTCTTATGTCTCATTTTGGCGAGATAGCCTGGTTGGCTTACAACATTGGAGCTACAGATGTTAAAATGTACGGTGATCGCGCCCAAATTCCCTACATTAATCGCAATCGCACATATCAAATACACTTCCAGAGACCTCCCGAGGGTGTGCCGACTAGCGAGCGCAGAGTATCCTACAGATGCCCGGCGTCGGTGATGCAGGCCTTGCATAAATTGGCTCGATATCCGTTTGTACCCATGACCGCAGTTAATAGAGGTGGATCTATGACTAATTGCAGAATAACGGGTTTTGCTGCTATTCCGTTTGACGACGGCTATCATTACCTGACCTACACTCAGTCAGAAAAACTGGCGCTGAAGAGTAGAGGCCTCACTCACGTTTACACGGTTAACGAATACCAGGGTAAGCAACACCACCGGATTAGGCTTTGCAGGGAGAACGTTAAGCCCATCGAGATTTATGAGGATTTATCGCAGATAACGGTGGCTTTGAGTAGACACACGGAGACATTTGAATACTACTCCACTGTCAATGATCGCACTTGGTCTGTGGTGGCATCGATTGACCCCAATTCTCTTGAGGAGTACACGTTCAGAGCAGGAGGCAAGACTGTGGGTACTGATATGGTTAAGGTGTTTCCCCGGGCCGAAGTGTCGCCTGTTAAGACCTATGATTTCTTGAGGACCAACCGGGTGATTCGAGACATTGTCGAAAGACATATGTTCCCCGCCGTGATACCTATGAAGGTTTACACGGTTGAGACTGCTGAGGACTACGAGACTGGTGGATTTTTCTGCGATCAGCCTACTGTTTCTGATCCCATCGGTATTATGCAGAACTACATTGACCGTATATTTCCAGGTTCTAGCACCGCGTTGTCTAAATATGACGCAGCGATATTCGAGAGAGACCCTTATTATGTTTACGCGGATAATTTTAGGATGTCGGACGTCACTCCGTATAGATTTTTGCAACGGGACTTCTTGGTGTCGCGTTTGAGGACCTCTTGCCCGAAGCCGGTGTTCCCTACTCAGAAGCAAATGTTGAAAGGTTTTTCTGAGCGTAACGGAGCCGTACCTGAGATACGGGGAGATCGCGATGTTGCCTCGGTCGTCGAGTCTATGTGGGGACGTTTTGTGGCTAATTACATCGGAGATCATGGTTTGCTGGCTTCTTACAGGGATAATCCAATATTGCCCAACGTGATTGATATGGAGAATTGGTTGAATTCTCAGGGGACCAACGTTATGCGGGAGATAGAAAGGGACCCTGACTATAACATTTTCTGCAAGGAATTGTCCGTCTACCGCTTTATTCTTAAACGTATGCCGAAGGTGGTTCTCGAGAGAGATGGAGAGAATAAATACCCCAGTTCACAAACTATAGCTTTTGTTGATAAGACCGTCAACTTGATATTTTGCCCTTTGGTGCGCGAGATGAAGAAGAGAATGCAGGCGGTGTTGCGAGATGATAAGATTGTGTACTCGGACATGTCCGTCGAGGGTTTTACCAGACTACTTAATATGCGTTTTAACCCTAGATCTTTGAGTCACATGTTGAAGTATTTCTTGGAGGTCGATTTTAGCAAGTACGATAAAAGTCAGGATCAGGTGATGTTGGAATATGAAGCGAGGGTTATGACAGCTTTGGGGGTACCCGCTGTGTTGGTTAACTTGTGGTTGAGCATGCACGCATATACTCAGTTGTGGGACCCGCAGACCAAATTTAAGGCCAGTGTGTTCTACCAGCGGAAGTCCGGTGATGCTATGACGTTTTTTGGGAACACTGTTATACTCATGACGGTTTTGGCCTGTGTGTATGATTTACGTGAATGTGTTTGCTTCTTTTCGGGTGACGATTCGTTGATTTTTTCCCAGAGGATTATGACCAGGGGTGATGCTTGTGCTCGATTGGCATCGGTGTTTAATTTGGAAGCTAAACTACTGGATTATTCTACTCCCTACTTTTGCTCTAAGTTCCTTATACCGGTCGATCCCGATCGGTGGGTGGTTTTGCCTGATCCTGTCAAGGTGTTAATTAAATTGGGACGATGTGACATGGTATCGCGCGAGCATGTGGAGGAATACCGGATCAGTATGATGGATAACTTGAAACCCTATGCTAATGTTTTTAATAACGATGCTCTCTCTCGCGCTTTGGCTGACCGGTATGGAGTTGGGGGGGACCATTCTATTCTCGCTGCCGCTATCCATGGTTTCATTAACGATCGAGAGGTGTTCCACGGGAATTACTATCTTGAGGAGGGCGCCGTGTTGCCTAAATGTAACATACTACCTTCGCTTGACATTTGATTTCTCCCATTATAAGGATAATGAATTGTATACTTTCTATGCACTTCATTAATTGATACAAAGTTTCTTTTGTTCAATTTCAAATTTAACTCTTTATTTTATATTAATTTTATTTTCCATTATAACCACTTCTTGAACAGTATTATTATGCTTGTGTTTAATTTTCTTCTTCTTTTTACTTCTACAGTCGCGGTGCACAGACCTATACCGAACTATGACCCCGACGATAAATTTTGGTTTTCCCCACCATCTGCTGACGCTGGGAAACTCACTAAGATGTATGACTTGCATGGAGGGTTCAAGTGGTGTCATGGTAGTGTTTTGAGGTATGGGTTCTGGGAGGGTTTGAATGCTTTTACCATTTACATGTACTTGGAGAAGGACTTATACCGCCTTCGTAATAAAGTGACCATCCATACTGGACAATACGTTTATTCTCTCGTGGGAGCACACTTACTCACGAACGATCGCGAGTTCGAAAATTTTAACTCCAAACATTCGCTGGCCTGCTTTCCAGATACGGGATTGCCTAAGTGCACTCTGCGGGAAATCTGCAAAGCCAGGACCGGTAAAAAACCTTTCCCTTTGGTTGGTACTTGCGAGAACAAAGATTTTCGTATTGTTGAAAGGGGAGCCGATTTTGACCCACAGTGCGTATGTTACGGTGATTGTGACCACGACTGCGAACATTCTACTCTTCATAATTACAAGGGAATTGAATTTTCTTTGGGATATCGTTTTAACTCCAAACCTCCGCTTAAAGTCAGTGTTGATCGTTACGGAGTTGGATGCATTGATGGACTGACATCCCTGGCCCATACTTACTGGCAAACCGCCAATTATCACCCGGCTTACTTGGCTAACAGTGGAGTCCTTCAGACTTTTCGCCTCAGAAAGGAATTTGAGGATCTTCGCCCCACCGTGCTTAATGTTACCATCTCGAACCGTTATGTGTGTGATGACGCAATGTCCAGGCGATATCACGCCTTGGACGGAGTGGTGATTTACCCGACGGCTATTGATTGTACTGAATTCGTCCCTTTTGATTTTCACACTTTAATCTGCAAAGATGCCCTTTTTGTGCCCATGTGTCCTACCGAGGTATTCAAGCCTATGGTCGCGCGATATCGTTATTACGACATCACTAATCACCGGCGCGTTGTTGGTGCCCTCGATCTTGTTGGGGCCATACAGAACCAGACCGGCGACACTATGGTGGACCATTTTTTCGATCATTTCGCCGGAAACGCGACCAGACATCATGTTGTGCGGAGATCTATATCCGATTGGATTTCCGGGGTCGTTGAGAAGTTGTTTGAGCCTATAAAATATTTGGTTCAGGAAATACTCGATTTGATCAGACCTATTTTGGTGGAGATAGCTGGCGAGATATTTAAATTGATCCTCGATATACTGTTTGATCTCGTCGGCATTCTCGATTCACTGTTGAAAAAACTTGAAGACCAGATTCATAATTTGGTTGATCTTATCAGGGTCTTACTTCATCACCTCTTTTCCATCGTCACACGACTCTTGTTGAGTTTAGAATGTTCATACCATCTCTTCGAGGCACTGTTTCTTGTGGCATTTTTCAGATATATCTTTCACTCTATTTACATCGCTTCACTATTGACTTTCTTTATATTTCTTATTATCGGATTCGAAAGAATCTACCCAAGTCCCGTTTATTACTATTTATCGGAGAAATTTCGGCTGTCGGTTTGTTCGGTTCCCGTGAGGTATTTGATGAACTTGCAGGGGGCTTATGCGGTGCTTAAGGATCTTTTTGAGTATCTTTCGGGGTTCATGCCAAATTTTCTCTATCAGGGTTCTTATGATTTATTTATCATCGCCTCGTTGATGGTTTCGGCATTCATAATTTCCTTTTTCTTTTCGGACGTATAACAGTGTTTCGATTCTTAATTAAACTTTTCTTCAAAATTTATTTTATATTAATGATAATTTCCATTATGCACTTTTCTGATTTCTTCCAATCATTAAACAATATTAATAATTCATAATGTCTTCTGCCGATCGTGATGATGCCAGAACTCGCATGGTTGACTCTAGGGGGATAACTACCATCAAGGGCGGTAATTTGACCGGTGCCACTTTGATTCAATCGGTTCAGGATGCGTACACTAATGTTATGCAGAACGCCATCGCGACATCTATGATGGCTTTGTTGGTCATAATAACTTTGGCGGAGCATGCTCAGACTAAGGGGCCCTTGGAGAGTATGCGAGATGCATTGGCCGCACTCGTTGATTCAGGGGAGATGTCCGGCGCCAAAAATTTTATTGCAAGCGCTGTACACAATATATTGGTATACGTGGTAAATCACAAGGACGTTATCATCGAGGTTGCTTGGATTTGGTGGCCGTGGGTTGTTAAGCCGAGTACCAAGAACATGTGGATGTCGGTGGTTTTGTCGTTTTTCGCCGTTTTTGCTGAACTCACTTTGTTTGAGATAGTGGCATTGGCTAACGCATATTTTCTCTGGGTTTCTTTACGCAACCCCGCTCATAAGACATTGGCCTTTATATTTGGTATGGTTATACTTGTGGTTTCTTTGGAGTTTAATCTCACCAAGGAGAAGCCGTTGACTCCTACCGATATACCACACACATTCGACCCTTTTCCCAACGTGAAAAATCCTGACGATCGCCCTCCAGCACCGGATTTTGCTACGATTACCAAAAAGGAGGGTGCCAGAGTCGCTCGCTCTATTGGGAGTGGTACTATCCCACCCCCAACCAAACCTTTTAAATGATTTGGACTGGGTCAGATTATTTCTTTATTTTCTTTAAATTTACTAATATTTCAATTTTATTTTATACAGCTTTTCACTATACGGTGACTGTAAAACCTAATAAAAATTAATTTCAAATTATCAACACAGCTATTCACTCTACGGTGACTGTAAAACCAAATAAAATTTTTAATCGAAATTTCACTAACATTTATTTC